TACTTAAATGGATAATATAGAAAAACTTGAATTAAAAGATACTCTAACTCAAAAGAACTATAAGTTTATTGAGGCTATTTCAAAGGGGTATAAGCCTCCAGAAGCGTATCAAATAGCAGGTTATAAAGGTAAGAATGACCAACAGCCTTACCAATTGATGCATGCTTTAAAATATAAGATATCTGAATATCTACGATTGAAGGGGTTTAATCAGGAGACTGTAGCTATTGAATTGGATAAACTATTATCCCTCCCCCTTAGATCAGATCAAACATCAGTAACAGTAGATCAGAAGATCAAACTAATTAGGTTATTAAAGGACGCACTCCCTGAATCAGAGAAGAAGGAACCATCATTCACTAGATTCACTATCATCAATGGTGATGTGAAGGTAGCAGAGAATAAGGTGATTGACGTGAAACCAGTTGACATTCAAGGGGGGTAGGGGGTAGGACGGTGCGTAACGAACTGGCTAGTGTAGGCTATTAGACCGTGCACAGATTTGGAGAAAAGAATTGGCTATCAACTGTTCAGGATGTTTCGCCCCCTGTTGTAAGATACTTCACTTAGTTCCAGGGATGGAAGAATATGATGACGGGACGGGGAGGTGCAAGTACCTCACTGACAGTAATAAGTGCTCGATTTATGACAAAAGACCAGATATCTGTCGTTCAGAGGAGTATCCGTCAACTGAACTAGATTGTAAGTTTGTAAGAAAAGCGTACACAGATTTGTTACAAAAAGCACCCCGTAGGGGGGAAAGGACGTAGGACGAGACTCTTATATTTTGAGGTAGTTTTGGGGTCGAAAAATATAAGATGCGCAATATAAGAAAAAGAAGCTAAAATATAAGACAATTTGGAGTAAAATGTGCCAGCTAAACTTGAGAGAGAAATGAAGAGAAAGGCAGCTTCCTTGTCGTTAGACCCAAAGAGGAAGAAGGCATATGTGTACGGGACTCAAAAGAAAGGGAAGAAGTAAGTTTTGGTGCTATTAGCACCTACGAGTGAGTAAAGATCTTTACCAGGTATTCGTTAGGACGGTGGGTGGCCTGATCAGCCTAAAACTACGAAGGGCATAAAACGCCTAGAAAACCTCCCACCACACTTTAAATGTATGGAACTTAAACTACATCCAGCTCAAGTGAGCATCCTAGAGTCAACAGCTAGATTTATCGGTTGCGTAGCAGGAATTCGAGGTGGCAAGACAACCGTTGGTGCAATATGGCTTTTACGTCAAATTGACCAAGATAGAGAATCGGGTAAACTGGGCGACTATTTAATATGCGCCCCAACAAACAAAATACTCGATCAATCCACCTTGCCGAAGTTCAAAGAGTTCTTCCCCTCCGACTGGGGGATATGGAAGGAACAGAAGTCCTATTTCGAGTTAAAGTGGAATAGGCCGGGTTCTAACGAGCCTTGTAGGATCTTTGTCAGAAGTATGGATGAGCCTGACTCCATTGAAGGTATGGACTGTTTAGCAGCCTGGATGGACGAGGTAGGGAAGATGAAGTCCCAAGCATGGATTAACGTGCAGGGTCGTCTTTCTGTTAATCAAGGAAGGTGTATTTTAACCACCACTCCATACGCAGTTAACTGGTTTTATAAAGACGTTTATAAAAAACAAGACGACGTAGACTACCAGATTGTGATGTGGTCTTCGGTAGATAACCCAGCGTTTCCAAAAGAGGAATTCGAACGTGCAAAACGAACGTTACCAAAAGCGATATTTGAAAGACGTTATCTCGGACGCTTTACCCGTTTGGAAGGACTTGTTTACCCTGAATATGATGAAGAGACTCATCTTGTGGCTCCTTTTGATATCCCTAGTGAGTGGTTGCGTTTCGGCGGTCTTGATTTTGGGCGTTCTAATCCTAACGCCATTGTATGTATTGCTCAAGATCCTGAGTCTAATACTTTTTATGTGTACAAAGAGTTTTACCGCAGTGAGACGCTTCTTAAGACTATTTCAGACTTCATAAACAAAGAGGGACTAGCCTACGTTTTGGCAGATACCCAGTCGGCACAGCTGATAGCTGAACTGAACCAGTTCTACGGAAATCGAAACGTCAAAGAAGCAGACAAGAAGATAGAGGTAGGGATCGAAAGAGTAAGAGGGTTGTTACAAGAAGGTAGGCTCAAGTTTTTTAAAAATAAGTGCCAGAACACAATTGATGAGATAGAGCAGTATCATTATGCGGTTAATGACGGGGATAGACCGACAAGCGAAAAGCCGATAGCTAAAGACAATCATGCTATGGATGCACTGAGATACGCATTTAGTAGACCGTTACAAGGGCTGTACTTAAATAGACCAAAATTTGATAAGTCAAAAATTTATGCTTCTAAACGTCGTCGGATGTTAAACTTTGAAGCCGATCCATATACAGGATACTAGAATGGAAAATGCAGATTTAAACAATAAAAAACAGGATGTTGAGATGTCGAAGTCTCAACCAGCCGAAGAAACAGAACGGATTAGCCCAATCCAGATTGGAGCCGATAACCCAGAGGAAGCAGATCGAAAACAGAAAGAGATGGTAGATACCCTTGTAACAAGATTTAATGATTGGGATACCTCCAGAAAACAAAGAGAGTCTGTTTGGCAAAAGATATACAAGCTCTATTTTACAACTGCTGAGCAGCACAGGACTTCTACTAGATCCAGTCTTACCATCCCTATTATCTTCCAGATTATTGAATCAGCCATCCCAAAAGTTGCCAATGTCTTATTTGCTCAAGGTGAAGACTTTTTTGATGTCGCTCCTTTAGATCAGAATAATGAGGAGCTAGTTTCCAAAGCGGAGTCTATTAAACGTCTCCTTTCAGTCCAGCTATCTAAAGCAGACTTCTTTATTAAGTTCATTGACTTCATTAAGCAACTTATGCTTTATGGGACTTCCTACCTTCAAGTCTACTGGAAAGTTAAGAGAGACTGGGTGTGGGAAAGAGTGCCAGTAAGAACTCCTCAAACTGTCTTTGGTATTCCCCTTGGTGAAAAGATTGAGTGGAAAGAAACTAAATCCTATAAAGTTGTGGAGCGTAGACCGGAAGTAGAAGTACTTGACATCTTGGATGTATTCCCTGATCCAGATGCGCAAAATGAAACTGACAGTAAAGGGATATTCATTCGTTCTTGGATTTCAAAGGATGACCTGTCAGAACTTGGAAAAGGACAATATCCAGTGTATGCTAACACGGAAAGCCCAGACATCCAAGGGTCACGTGACTCTTACGCTACGTCTAGAGCAGAGAGATTCTCCGCTAGGGGTTTAGCCACAAGCAGTATCTCCAAGAAAGAACAAGTAGAGTTGATTACTTTTTGGGGCAAGTATGACATTGATGGAGACGGTATTAAAGAGTCTGCTCATATCGTTATTGCTAATAGACAGGTTTTAATTAAAGCACAAGCGAATCCGTTCCATCACCAGAAGATTCCAGTAATCCGTGGTGTGTTGTTCCCATCTCCTAAAGAATGGTATGGGATTGGTTTAGTTGAACCTGTTATCAGTGAGGTTCATGAACTCAACACTCTTCGTAGACAGCGTATTGATAATATTAACCTTGTCTTAAACAGAATGTGGCAAGCCAATACCCTTGAGGATGTTGATTTAGAAACACTTATCTCGTCTCCAGGGAACATCGTCTTAACAGATCAAATGGACGCTGTTAAACCTTTAGAGACTCCTGATGTTACTACAAGTGCATATAATGAAGCCAACATAGTTCAGATGGACATTGAACGGGCCACTGTCCCTCCTTCTGCACAAGGAAATACGACAAACGGACAACTTGGTCGTACAGCACGCGGTGCTCAGATGATTATCGGACAGGCACTTGAGAAGTTTGGAACTGCTACTAAGTTGATTGAAGAGATGGCACTTAAGAAGCTCCTCCAAATGTTCCACCAGCTTAACCTTCAGTTTATTGATGATGATGAAGTTCTCCAAGATCCATTTCTGTACAGCGAGATTGCTGACCTTCAGATGACCCCAGAAGATATCAGAGCTGATGTTAAATTTAAGATGATTGGAATCAGTGAAATGGTTGGTTCAGAAGGCAAGATCAATCAGATAGTTAGTTTTATGGGAGTATTTGGAAAGGTGCTGTCTCCTGAGTCAATTACGTCTTTGTCTCAGAAAGTCTGGACACTTATGGGGTTTAACAAGAATGAGATTACCCTTGCTGGAGCACAGCTAATGCCTGGTGTCGAGAATGTAGTTGATCCTAACGTCAGTGCTGCTATAGTGGGACAAGCGGGTAATCAAGGCACTCAAGGCCAGCAGACTGTTCCGACTTCGAGGAAATAAAATGAACGACGACGAAAGACTAGCTCACTTAAATCAAAAAGCAGCAGAAGCAGCCCTTGTTAGGCAAATGTGTGATACCCCCGGATTTAAGATACTTAGGGCTAAATTTGAAGAGAAGATTAAAAAAGCCACAAATTTGATTATTGATATGAACACTTCTGAAGAAAGCGTCAGAGAACTTCGACAGAAGATTCATGTGTGGACGGAACTCATCGGTATGTTAAAATCACTCATACTTACTGGTGACTGTGCATCCCGTCTTATAAACGATTCAGACGTACAAACTACCCCCACCATAGGTGGACAAGGAGAAGAAAATGAGTGATGATAAAACGACAAACGAGGCTGCCCCAGTTGTTGCCGAAGGTCAAGCAGCTGAGTCCGTAAAACCTGGAGTTGAAACTAACGTTGATACTTCAGCCAATGAGCAGAGTGTGGCACAACAGCCGAAGGTCCCCACCGATACGGTTGTATCCACTACACCTGCATTTGATGCTAAGACAAGCTATGATACGTTGCAGAAGAGCTATAGTGAGTTGAGACGGGAATTTACCCGTAGAACACAGCATGAGTCCGAGTTGCAGAAGAAACTCGATAACCTCGCTCAAACTCTTGCTAAAGCTACTGAAACGCCAATAGACCCTCAGCAATTTTTAAGGGACTTGCAGACACAACCAGATAAAGCACTAGAACCTCTGTTAATGAAACATACTGAAGGAATTAAATCCGAGTATGCTCAAAAAATGGAAGAAATGTCTCAAAGACTGTCACTTTCTGAGTTTCGAGCCGAAAGATTAGCCAGAATTGGTGATAGCGAAAGCTATCCTGATTTTAAGAAGCTCGAACCACTTATGAAACAACTGGCAGACGATGAGAATACTCCACTTGATTTTAATAGAGAACCAGGTGAAATTATTGATGCGTTGTATAAACTAGCCAGAACTTTGAGCATGGAATCAGCTATACAAGAAGCTAAGAGCATTGGCAAAAAAGAAGCCGAAGCTCAATTAGTGAAAGAAGCTGCCACAAGCGTGGCCACTGGTGGGAAATCAGGTGGTCCAACTAACCCTAGCGAGATTAAAGACCTGTCTAAACTTAGACAGTACTACGTTAATCAAATAGGCGAAGCTGAATAACACCTGATAATCTAAC